ACAAAGTTTTACTTAGAAACTAGTTGACTTTTACTGTAAAGATGCTATAATACTACTATGCATCATCACGACCTTGTAGAATTAGTACATAGACTTCTATTAGATAGAATTCCGTTGAACTCTGGCAAAACGCCCAGTGGTTGGGTTACGTTTAATTGCCCTATGTGTAGTGATAAACGTAAACGTGGTGGTGTAATACAAAACAACAGCAAAGTAAGTTTTCATTGTTTTAATTGTAATTTCACAACAGGCTGGAGCCCAAGTCCAAGACTTGGAGGCAAGTACAAAAAGTTATGTGAAACATTAGGTGCATCAACTAAAGATATACATGAAGTTGTATTGGCTTTAATGAAGCATGGTGATGAATTAGACATAGATGAAAATATTGACAGTTATGTTTATAGTGCATCTAATTTTGATATAGTGTCTTTACCAGACACAGTACAACTAGTAGAAAATTTAGATGATACACATAAGGTAAAACAATATGCTATTGAACGAGGATTGTTAGGAAACTATCCATTATTGTTTATTGATAACAAACTTTACAATTCAAGATTAGTTGTGCCTTTTATGTACAATAATCAATTAGTAGGCTGGACTGGTAGACATGTAAATCCACCGGACAAGGAAACCCCTAAATATTTACTTAACATGCAAAGTGGTTATGTATTTAACCTTGATCAATTTGTGCAAAGCAATAGAGATTTTGTAATAGTAACTGAAGGTGTGTTTGATGCAATCCTTGTCGATGGTATTAGTGTATTAGGTAATGGTGTTACTAGTGAACAAGCACATTTAATTGACAAACTAAACAAACGTGTTATACTTTGTCCTGACAGAGATAGTGCTGGTAAAGAACTTATTGAACAAGCAGTTGAACTGGGTTGGGAAGTTAGTTTCCCAAGTTGGGCACCTGGTATTAAAGATGCCGCTGATGCTGTTGATATGTATGGTAGATTACTTACAGTAAAGAGTATTGTTGATAATGCAACAGATAATAAAATTAAAATTCAAGTACAGGCAAAAATGTTATGAATTTATTTGTAAACGGCTGTAGTTTTAGTGCTGGGCATGGTGAAGTACATGACGAGCAAGGAAATCTTACGCCTCCACTTGATTATGTTTGGTCAAATCAGATAGCAGATAAGTTTGATAAAGTTACAAACTATGCTCTTGCTGGTGGCAGTAATGATAGAATACTTAGAACAACAATGGAATATTTTAGTAAAGGTCCAGTAGACACCATTGCTATTATTCAATGGACATCGCCAATAAGATTTGAAGTATACAACGAACTATTTAAAACATGGTTAGGAATATGCAACAATACAACTACATCTATACATTCATCTTTGTCTAGAGGTATTAAAGATGAAGACCTAACAGTAAACATACACATGGACGATGGATTAGCATTAGAAAAATTTAGAAATCATAAAGCATACAGTAAAATATCAAATGCTTCACAGCAACAACTTATGTTTTTAAAATCTCTCAATGATTATCAAATACAATTTTATAAAAATGTATATGTGTTAGAGCAATATTTTAAAAGCAATAATATTCCATTTTTATTTACATCAATGTCTTTTTACAATCATATTGTAAATGCCCAAGATTACATGAGTATTGACATTATAGAAACACCGCCTTCAAAATTAGAAATAGATTTAAAAAATATTTTAGATAAATCCAGTTGGACAGCACAGCCTTTTACAGGATATATGGGTGCTAATTACGTCAGTGAAAATGATCACCATCCTAACCAAGAGGGGCATAGACTAATAAGTGAAGCAATAATAAGTGAATTATCTAAGAGAAACTATATATGAAGTTGTTAGCAAATGGTTGTAGTTTTACATACGGAAGTGATATGCTAAAGTCAACGTCACAAACATGGCCAACACAATTAGAAAATAATTTTTCTGAAGTACACAATATAGCAATGGGTGGAGGTAGTAATGATCGAATAGTGAGAACTACTCTAGATTTTTGTAATAATAATGATATGAATGATTACATGGCAGTAATACAATGGACTAGTCCATTCCGTAAAGAATATTACAACCCTAATACAAATGATTGGGTAGGCGGAACAACACTATTACAAGATAATAGTTCTCTTAATAATATAATAATGGATGTTACAGTTGAAAAAGGTGCTAAAGTAACAGACAAAGATTTGCAAGTTATCTCTAAAGCCGCAACACAAGATATGCTGTACTTACAATCTATTACTGATTACAGACTAAGTACTTTGAAAAACATACTGATATTACAAAACTACTTTGAACAACATAACATTAAATATTTGTTTACTAGTATGGGTCCAGATAGTCATATAGCAGGTAATATGTTTACTCATATGTATAGTACGCAAAAACAACCAATTATACATATTTTAGAAAGTGCAGTAAATAAAAATAACTGGACAAAACTATCAATTGCAAATATGTTAAACAACGATTTGGAATATATAATTAGCCAAGATGACACACATCCTAATGAAAAAGGTCATAAATTATTAGCACAATCCTTTTGGCAACAAATAGGTAAGATATATGGATAGACAAGAATACACAGAAGAAGTACAAGAACTATTTTTACGTTTTTTAGTAAGCGATCCTGAACTTTTTGTGAGGGTAAACAATATTGTTGAACCTTACATGTTTAATAAGAAGTTTCAAGATGCAGTGAAGTTCTTAAAAGATCACACAACAGAATATAATAGTATACCTACTATTGATCAAATCAGTGCAACAACCAATGTAGACTTAGAACGTGTAGAAAACATTACCGATAATCATATTGAATGGTTTTTAGATAGCCTAGAAACTTTTTGTAGACACAAAGCATTGGAAAAAGCAATACTTGATAGCACAGATGATTTAGAAAAAGGTGATTACGGTGCCGTAGAAACTAAAATTAAAGACGCAAGTCAAGTAGGGCTTGTAAAAGATTTAGGACTAGATTACTTTGACAATCCAAAAGAGAGGTTACAGTGGATAAAAGACCAAGCAGGAGCAACACCAACAGGGTGGAAAATGTTCGATCAGAAACTTTACGGTGGGCTGAACAGAGGAGAAATAACAATATTCGCAGGAGGCTCAGGCGCAGGTAAAAGTTTATTCTTACAAAACTTAGGTGTCAATTGGGCATTAGCAGGACTTAACGTTGTTTATATTAGTTTAGAGTTAAGTGAACAACTTATTAGTATGCGTCTAGATGCAATGGTTAGTGAATATGGCACTAAAGAAATTATGCGTAATATGGATGATGTACACTTAAAAGTTAAGATGAAGTCTAAGAGTGCTGGTAAGTTTAGAGTAAAACAAATGAGTAATGGTGTTACAACAAACGATATTAGGGCATTTGTTAGAGAATATGAAATAAACAGTGATGTAAAAGTTGATTGCTTACTAATTGACTATTTAGATTTGATGATGCCTATCAGTGCTAGAGTAAGTCCGGGTGATTTGTTTATTAAAGACAAGTATGTATCTGAGGAATTGCGTAACTTAGCAGTAGAAAAAGGTATCTTAATGGTAACAGCATCTCAGTTGAACAGAGGTGCAGTAGAAGAAATAGAATTTGACCACCATCATATTGCAGGTGGTATATCTAAGATACAAACAGCAGATAATGTTGTGGGTATTTTTACAAGTAATGCTATGAGAGAACGTGGTAGATATCAAATACAGTTTATGAAAACACGTTCTAGTAGTGGTGTTGGCAGTAAAGTAGACTTGAAGTTTTGTCCAGATACACTTAGAGTAAGTGATTTAGATGAAGATGATGAAGATGCAATGACACTTACTACTTCTTCTGTATTAGAAACAGTAAGACGTACTAATACAATGGCGGCAGATGAGGAAAAAGCACAAAGTACAGTAAACCAGGCATTAAACATCAGAGAGTTTATTAAGAAAAATGACATATAATGATAAATATGTGTATTAGGGAATACTAAAGTGAAAAAAACAAGAAGTATATTAGAAGAATTAAACTCCATCAGCATTGATAGGAGTAAACACCATGTTCTTGAGAATAGAGTTGAGCATTTAGTATCTAGTGCAGAAAATATCAAAAAAACATTATATGAATTGTATAAAGATGATGTAGCATTAGATTTAGAAAGAAGACTTATCAACAGTCTTAAGAGCGGTGACTTTAAGAAATTTTCACGAGGTATCAAGAAAATAGTTAAAGAGAGCACCGATGAATTTAAGTGATATTTTCGAAGCACCTCAAAGTAGGGCCAAACAACAACAATTAAAAAACAAACAAAAAAGAAACTTTCAACAAGGTGCAGTATCAAGCACTGGAAAATATTCTCAACAGGCTAGACAAAAAGCGGCCACTAGAGATTATCAATCAGCATCAGTTAAACTGCCAGATGGTAGACTATTCAATAATTCTGCACAGGGTTGGCAAGAAGTAGATAAAAAAGGTAATCCAGTACCTGGGACACAACCACTCTCCCCGACATCTGCTCAAGCAAAAGAATTAAACAAAATCTATCAAAACAAAGGCAAGCCACCACAAGGCTTTATGTCTAAAATGAAAGACAAATTGGCAAAAAAACTGGGTGGACAATTTGCAACAAAAACGTTAGCAGATCCTGATGCAAATTTAGGTAAAAGAATGGGTGCAGTTGCAGGTGCAGGAATAGGAAGAGGCTTAGGTAATTTGATTAGAAGTAAACCTAAACTCGGTCCTGTAAAAGTTCAAGGTAAGAATGCATTAAGCAGTCAGTCTCATAGACAGTTAGGTGCATTACAGCAAAAAGTAATGTCAACAGGTGACGTAGAAGCCGCAAAGGCTTTAGTAGACATGCTGTCAGCAAAATCAAAAGAAGGTGCCGATCCTGCAGAAATTTCAAATTATGCAAACACAGTTGCACCAATACTGAAAAGAAACAAAGAATTCCAAAAAAATAATCCTCAAGTTTATAAAAATCTTGTTACACTAGCAAGACAAATGAGAAAAGAAGCATACGAACATCTTTGCAGAGTGTTAGAACATGCTAACCTCACATGGGAAGATTTAGGATTTAGAGTTTCACTAACAGAAAGCAATGTAATTTTATTCCCACATGAGGAACTTACTCAGATAGAGGAATCTATTGCACTCGAAGAACTAAAAGTATTAGCAGGAGTTTAGTATGAAATTTTTAGAAATTTCTAAACCTCTAGTAACAACAATACTCACAGAATCTTTACTTGAAGCAGACGGTAAGAATACTCACTTAGAACATTTAGAAGATAACATCTTTAATAAAGGACATGAGGGTGCCAAAGAAGCAGTAGACTATCTATACAGTTTACATCAAATGCTAGAAGGTAACACAAAAACTCCAGTATCAATGACAACTAAATGGGATGGAGCACCAGCCATTGTAGCAGGTAAAGATCCACAAACTGGAAAATTCTTTGTAGGTACTAAAGGTGTTTTTGCTAAAAATCCTAAAATGAATTTTACTAATTCAGACATAGAAAAATATCATGCCGATCAAGGCGATAAAGATGCCAGTGGTTTAAGAGATAAACTTAAACTTGCATTAAAACATTTAAGCAGATTAAATTGGGACACAGTTGCACAAGGCGACATGCTGTTTGCCGGCCCTGGAGATATTAAAGAACAAGTTATAGATGGTGAGCAATATATAGTTTTCAAACCAAACACTATTGTTTATGCTGTACCTAAGAACAGCGACTTAGCAAAAGAAATATTAAGTGCTGGATTTGGTATTGTATGGCACACAGAATATGTAGGCGGTCCATCGTTAGCAGATACTCAAGCAAAATTTGGTTTTGATGCTAGTGTGTTAGGTGATGGCAAAAATGCAGGTGTATGGCAAAGAGATGCAACCATTAAAGATTTAAGTGGTACAGTAACCCTAAGTGATGCTGAAGGTCATAAAATGCTTAGTGCTATACAAGAAGCAGACAATTATTTAAAAACTATTGATGCAAACACTTTTAGTTGGTTGCAAAAAGGAACTGACTTAGTTGGTAAAACATTTTTAGAACAGTTAAAAGCTCATGCAAATAATCAAGTACGTCAAGGACACTTTGATGAACCTACTAAATTTGCACAAGATTTTATCACAAAATTTGTAAATTATTGGACAAAAGAGATAGATAAAGTTAAACAACAAAAAACTATTGATGCTAAAACACAAACAATGGTACAAGGTGTAAAGTTTATTAAAGAAAATTTACAAAGTATTATTGCAGTATATGATTTGTACTTAAAACTGATAGAAGCAAAAATTATCATAGTTAGAAAATTAGAACAGATAAGACAAATGCCAACATTTAAACAAACAGAAAAAGGTTATGAGATAACTGGTGAGGAAGGATTTGTTGCTGTAGATAGATTAGGCAACGCATTAAAGTTAGTTGATAGATTAGAGTTCAGTAAACTAAACTTTGGTTCAGGCAAACCAGGTTCATAGAATGGAACTACAACTTATAAATCAAGAACTCGCCGAAAGTAAATTATTTAAGTTTACAGGAAATTTTTCACGATTGTCTGGTAGAGAACTTGCAGATTTATTTTACTTACAAACGTTAGCAACATATATGTTTATACAAGACACTAAACAACGTGATTACGGTTTAGCATACGCATATAAAACAATACAGTATGGACCTTTTGCAGTTTTTAGAACTGCGGCAACTGACTTATACATGTTAGCATTTGCTGTAAATCAATCAGATTATCCACAGATTAAAATTAAAAATGCAGATAGAAAGTTTTTAAAAACACTATCTTTTCAAAATAGAAAATACTATCAATTTATTATAAGACTATCAAAAGACAATGTATCAATTAGTGATGCTACAACATTTTTATTTAGATTAGAATCACAATTAAAAATTAGTAATCCTATTTTTAAACAAATGAGACGTTTAATTTGTCAATGGCCACAATTAAAATTTTCTCAACGTCAGGCAGTTATTAGTAAAATGGTCCAGCAATTAAGAGTTAAAGGAACAGGAAGTGAAGTATTTAGACATGCTAGTTCAATGCAACTTAGACGAGAATTAAAACCAGTACCTCAAAAATCAAACACATTAAAACGAGCGGCGGCAACAGCAGTTGGAGCCTATGTTGGCAGTAAAGCAATACCAAAACTTACCAAAAATAAATTAGGTGGTAAAACTGGAGCAGGTATTGGTGCAATAGCAGGGTATTGGGCAAGTGGCAGAAAAAAAGTATAATTTATTGATCAACATTGGACCGCCAAGAACCGGTACCACATATCTATTTGATCTATTTCATAATGCACCACTTCATATCAGAGACAAAATAATACCAGTAGAACCTTTTGAAAAATTAGATAAGCATTTAATAAGACATAAAGCCGGCAAAATGACCGATAACCAATTTCTTTATGATAAAATGAAGATAAAAGAAGGGTTCCATGTAGATAGGTTAGAAAGTTTTAGTACTTTGTTACATGCTAAAAAATGTTGTACTAAACCAGATGCAGACTGTCATTGCATAGAAGATATTGCTGATAGGTTTTTTCAAAGGTTTGAAAGACGTAACCCACCGGAAGACGCAACTTTTTATGTTACATATCCTGAAGGGTTTGGCACATTTTTAAATAAGCATGACCTAGATATTGGTAATATAGACTTACTAGTGGACAATGCAATACAACAAATAGTTCATGTATTTGCTGTTTTATCTAATAGATTTAAGACTGTTACTTGTGTATATGGAATAAGAGATAAGGTAGAAATAGCACAGTCAATATTGACTATGATGGATAATGGTCACAACACTCAATTTGATATTTCAAATAAACATCTGTCTAGTCACGATGAAGAACTAAAAGTTGTAAACAATATTGCTTGGACATACCGACTAATAGAAGTTTTAATGGAGTTAGACATCACAGGTTGCTGTACAAATATAGATATGTTTGGTCTCGATATCAAAAAACTTAATAACAGTGAATATATGTATAGCAAACTGCAAAGAATATTTGAGTCTGAAGAGCAATTAGCAAGTAATAAGGCATTTGGTAAAAGATCTTTGCCAATTGAAGAGGTCAAAAAATTATTTCATGATCCACAAGAAAAAGAATATTATGAACTATGTCCTGCCTGTGTTACTTTTTTAAATGCATTTAGATAAATACAACTATGCTTATTAAACATATTATAGTAGAGGCTGATGGCGAAGAAATTAAACGTTTCGATAATGCTATGCAGTTGTGGATTAAAACATCAGGTCCACATTATAGTTCAGATGCTAGAAGTTATATTGTTGGTAGAGCAAAAGCAATATTTGGTGCCGGTGGAATGAGCCCAATGGATGCAATATCCAATGCCGCTGAAGAATATACTGCTAAAAAA